CTCATCATCGGCCCATGCTCCACGCATTGGTCCGGTGTCGTGTTCTTTCAAACTGTTTAAGCGTATCATCTCGCTAACGAGGGCTGCTTTAACAATTTTACCAGTGAACTTGCGATTGGCTAGGACTCTCTCTTTGTTAGGTCCTTTTCCCTTTGTGTTTTTCTTTTTGCCCATAATTTTCGATACGGCTTTGGCGGTTCTCTCCGCACTTTTCATGTCTTTCTTCTGTTTCCTCAAGAACCTCGCGTCGAGTTTCGCGACGTTGTCTTCATCTCCTACATTCCTCGGTTTGCGTCTTAAGGCCATGGCCTGAGCGGTGGTGAGATTCACAGGGAAGTCGCTACTGTTTGTAGCCATGGGTATTTTAGGGGGGTTCTGGCCTTCACAGGCCTACTAAGGATAACCGAATTAACGGTGACATGAAACATAAACTACGTGGTCTCAAATCCACCTGGGGAATCGCGCGCGACTACTAGATCGCGTTCGAGTCCGGCCACGTGCTTGAGGTTCACGGCTTCGACTTCTACTTTTACTTCTAACTTTGGATTGTGCTCTAGAGCGCGAGCGTGAGGAGTCTATCCCCTGCTTGCTGCGCTCCTTGGCGAGAGTCATCCTTGACAATTGTCGAGCTGTCTGATCAACTGTCTTGGAGTTACCGATCACAGTCTTTTTGTTGTTTTGGCGGTCCGCGGAATGTTTGCCCAATGCACCTGATATTGCTGCACCTGCAGGTATGATAAATGGAGCGAATTCTGGGAAGACGAAAGATAATGCGGGGGTTAAGAAGTCTACGACTCCTTTGAAAAAATCCCCCGCATCATTATCCTTCTTCATCGCACCGGGCGGTAAAGCGCCCTTAGCCATCTCATATAGTTTGTCCAGGTCTGCATCGTAAGGTGTAGTGGGTTTTAAGAAATCGACCAAGGAGTCCTGCACATCCGGGATTATCTCAATAACGGCTTTGAGTGTCAAAACCAAGACCGACTCAGGAGCAAGTCCTGTGTAATAGCTACCGCACATGTCTAAATGGGTGGGGACTACGGCTTGGTAATTAACATCAGGGTTGAATCCGGCCGTGAGTGAGTTTTGGGTGGCTACGGAACTTTGCACCTTGGCAATAACATTGTAAGCAGAGATAGAGGCGTCCCCCAGCTCGAGATTGTCGCGCTTCGTGTTGAAAGTGGCGACAACGTATGAGCCGTGTTCGGCGTTCCATTGTTGTGATCCGGGGATTCGGAAGACCTCTTCGGGTTCGCTCGGCACACCGACCCAAGTCCTTTGCAGTCCATCGCGGTTGGTGCCGATGGTGCTGGAAATGCGCTGGTATGTCAGGGTGGCTTCAGTCATCTCCTGACGGAATACAAAAACATTACCACCTCGATACAAAGCAGGTGTTACATTGTCTACCTCATAACCCAAGCTCGCGATCCGCATTGAGCCGTGTCCGGCCCAAGCGTCGGCTAGGGATAAGGCGACAACATATGTTGCTTGTTCGTCAAATGTGGCGGACCATGGAATTGGATTTGCGCCAGATGGGCACATAAAAGCCATGAGCACGCCCAATCTTTGATTGTCAACACCACGCGGAAACGTGCGTGATGACATTTGACCGAATTTGATCGGGGATGAGGATGGGTAATGTACTGTATCAGCGGGGATGAGGGTGGTGGCGGCTGAATCGAAGGGTAATGTGACAATGAAAGCGTCCCACGTTGTGGTTGGGGGCACGATTGGGTCGTAGGGTGGCTTACTCAATTTGATGGCTTTCTGGACTGCTTTGGTGACCGACATTTCTAAGCCGCGCGAGGGCACGCCGGCAGGGGTCATCTGGTAATCTGGAAAGGGGTTGAGTGAGTTGACGAGCCAATTAGCTCCGTCTTTGTGAATGTGTCCGCTTTTAACTGCGTCAGCAACTGTGGTAGGTAAGTGATTGTTATCCATATTTGAAATTTAGTAGGGTTCGGGCTCCCGCCCGGACTGCGATAAGTCGGAATTTTAAAAGCACCCAAAATTGCATCAATTTTCGTATTTAAGGCG